TGTTGTCCACCTTGACTATAGTTAAGTTCTCTAATGTAACCATACTGGTTAGATCCATTAAAGTTCCAGTATCCCATAGTTCCATCACCACCACTAATCGATGAGTTCCAACTAGGACTATTCTGCATTATGCAGTTAGCATTAGATACATTGGGGTGTGCTGCTGATGATGACCATGTATTTCCAGAAACATTTGCAGGAGCACCATCCCAGAAACATTCTATTCTATTAGTAGGAGCATCAACATCAAGATATGGACCAGCACTTCCACCACCACCTTCTTCAGAAATATCTGTTACTACTTGCCATCCATTACCAACATAATATTCCATCTTACCACTATCGGTATTAAAACGTATAGCACCATCTTGTGCTGCTGGTGGTCTAGTTGATCCACCACCTGCAGGTACGGGAAGATACTGTTGATTGAGTAACTTTACTTCAGCACCCATCTCAAGAGTATCCACTACGTCGGTTCTGAAATTAGGAGACAGACCACGAATAGTGTTTACTTTTAATTCCATTATACTATACTCCAGGATGCTCCTGATTCTACGGTAACCGTGAAACCTGTGTTCACCGTTATCGGACCTGCGGTCATTCCGTTAGCATATTCATTACCATTATTTGCTGTAGGACCAATAGTAAGATTCTCTCCAATAGTATTAGGATTTGTTCTAACAACACTATCAGTTCCTATAGCGGGTCCACCACCAGATACAGATGCCCAACCTGCACTTCCAGTTCCATCATCTGCTTTATAAATTTCTGCAGCGTCTAATGTAGTATTAAATCTTAGTGTTCCTACACTAACACTTGTTGGTCTTTGAGCAGTAGTACCTGCGGGTAACCTAAAAACACTATTAGTGTTTAGAAAACTCAAAGTTGTTATGATTGCTGCTGTTGAAGTGGAGATCTGATTTCCACTAATCCTAGATATTGCCATAGCGTATTAGAAGATCCTCGCTTATATTTAGATAGGTAATTCGACAATGTGAACAGTGTCTGCTGCTAGAGGAGCATCACCTGATCCAAATGTTACGTTTGTACCACTACATGAGTAGTTAGCAGTTCCACCAGTAACTTGAGCAGTAGTTCCACCAATTTGTGCAACACCATTTAAGAATACTAATACTGAACTTGCTGTATGTGCTACACCACCTGTGTAAGTAGTAATAGCAAAGTTAAGAGTTGTTCCATCACCAGTATATGTTCTAGTAACATACTTATCAGCAGAAACACCACCTCGACCAGTAACAACCAAGTCACCGTCAACTCTTACATTACCATTAACTCTTACTCTTTCTGTTGATTGTGCTGCTTCACCTAAACCAATATTACCTGTTCCATCTGTAGCAATATTAATATTACCAGTATCAGTTAAACCAAATTCTTTCCATGCTTGACCATAATAAATCCATCCAAGAGATAAACCTGGTTGCCAATTAATATCATAAACTAAGTCACCATCAGCAGGAGTATCATACCCTGTGATATTAGAGAAGTCAGGTAAACCATTTGCAAGTCTAGGTGCAAGTAATGTCTGCTTAATAACAGTACCATCTTGGTTAAAGTATGAAATCTTCTTAGACTGTAAGTTACTTGTAAAGGTTGTTAGACCTTGGAATGTAACAGGACCAGCAAAGATAGATTCTAACTGGTTGGATGCTCCACCAATAACAGTTAATTTATCAGTAAGAACAACCTCAGAGAATGTTTCAATAGTGGTATTTTCTTCACCAACAACATTCAACTGTGCAATATCTTCTGAAGTAACCTGACCTGTAACTGGGTTAATAACCTGGTTACCAATGAATAGGTCACCATTAGAGTTCAATCCTGAATAGAAAGCAACTCCTGCTTCTTCTTTAATACTCTGTGAGAACCTAACTTGGTTCTGTGTAAGAGTCTCAACCTGAGTTTGAGGGAATGCAGTTGAATAGTTACCTGGTCCAAAACCGAGATATTCAAACGTATGGTTACCTGATCTTAGAATTGAGTGTCGTCTAAACTCAACAGCAATAGGATTAACTGTTCCATCATTATTCTCTCTTATATTAATCTTTCTAACTTCCTCATCACCTGCTCTTGCAGTAAGTTCTACACTAGATAATCTATTATTTACAGAGTCATAGTTTGGAGTAGTACCTGGATTTGTCCATCCACTATCACTTAATAAGAACTTAGTTGCTTCCTTAGTTATGGACAACTTAGGATCTTTATTAGGTGGTGTAGCACCATCAGTTGCATTAACCAATCCAATAACTTCATTATCAGCAACAGATACCGATTCAGTTGGGTCTGCTACTGGATTATCTCTATCAAATGTAGGATATACTTCATTAACATTCTGAGAGAACTTCCTATCATTAAAGTTAGAAGTTGAAGGTGCAATAGATGCACAAAGAAGTGTTATGTAATAGATACCATTCTTGACACCTCTTTCCCATACTTGAACTACTTCTATATCATACACATAGAAACACTTACTTAAATTAAATGATGTTGTATCACTATTCAAAGGTTGCATTACATAACCAGAGATAGGATCTCTTGGTAATGGATTAGTCTTATCCTTATCAATTTCTAAACGAACCCGATATGTTCTATCTTGTAAGTCTCTTGGGTCAGGTATTCTCTTAAGGAATGTAGTAGGTGTAAAGTTAACATTCGCATAAGTTGTTGTGTTAGTATCAAGGACATTATATATTCCATTGTCAGTTGCACTAACAGATAGATACCAACCACCGACTGTTCCTGCAACACCACCAATAGTATATGTTGATTCATCATATTGTAATGGTGAACCATCAGTACCAGCAGCAACACCAGATACGCTAGGACCATAAGGTGTAATACTTGCAGATTTAACTTCTGCCTCCTGACCTTGAGATGGAATTAATAGACAGTTAATCTTATCTGCTACTGCACTATTTCCAGTACCATCTTGTCTAGCACCAACTGTATAACCTTGAACTCTTGTAGTTGGTGGTGATGCTTGAACTGTATAACCATAGAGATATAATCTAGTACCAGGAGTTCCACCAACCTGTCCTAACTGTTGGTTAATAGTTCTAGTTCTTTGAATATCAATGTTAACCCAGTTAACAGAAGTTTCTTCACCAAAGATAACATTACTATTAACAGTTGCAGTGTTAACAGTAGATAATGTAACAACTCTTGTATTTACGTTAATATTTTGAACTGTTGATCCAGCAGCAATACCTGCTCCTGAAACAATCATTCCCTCAATCAAACCATTAACACTACCATCATTAGCAAGTGTAATTGAGTTAGCACCATTAGTTCCTGTAGCAGTTGTTGATATAACATTAAGTGCTTTAGGTGGTATGATATGAGTTAATGTACCTGCCTTATCTTTAGAGAATGCTTTCTTCTTAAATCCAGCAGATCTAAGTGCAATACTACCAAAGTTACTATTACTGTTAGTAATTGACATGTCAGCACCATTAAGTGCTGTAAAGTGTCCTTGGAATCCAACAGCGAAAACAGAAACTGCCTGAATAAATGCGTCATTGGATGCCATAATGTGTCTATGACCCCAATCCTTTCTATACTCAGCAAATCCATCTAAGTGAGCACCATCTCCATCAGTTGCTACATCATAGTTACCAGTTGATGCGTTATATCTAACGAATGCTCTATCATCTTTCTGTAGTGATAGTCCAGTAAACTGTGCCACAACCATTGATTTGAAACCAGTTGCCTTAGCACCATCAGCGTGCATACCATTCATACCCCACACACTTCTTAGTGATAGGTTGAATGCGTATGGTGATGCTGAGTCAACAGTATCAATCTCAGTCTTAACTGTTATATTAGTACCACTAGCAGTACCAGAAGGTTCTGCTGACATCTGATACGTGAATGTGCTATTCGTTGCAGATGTAACAGTAAATGAACCATTATAAAGTCCAGCATCAAGTTCAGACTGTGGACCTTGTGAACCAGTAACACCAGAAATATTAATATTAACACCAACAGAGAATCCATGTGCTCTTGCACCACCTGCCTCATCTACAGTATATGCTGTAGCAGTTTGTCCATTTCTAATAATAGTAGAAACTTTATATTCATCTGAAATCGGACCAACGATTCTGTTTTCTTCAACCCTTGCTTGAATTTGGTCAGCAGATGGATCACCAGATGTATCAGGAATTGTTGCGAATGCTTTAGATATTTTCTGATAATATATGTCTAAGTCAGTTCTTGTAAGAATACCATCAACAGCAGAATAATCTGCATTAGGAACATTACCATTAGAAATAAGAGTTGATAATGGATTTAAACCATCAGCAAACTCAAAACATGTAAGTCTATGGTGTGAATACTTAGGTGCTAATGTTGAAGTAGAATCAGGTTTGAAATATACTCCTTCTTCTGCACCATCGAAGAATGAGAATTGCCAGAAGTAAGTACCACCAGTTACCTTGAAGATTGCTGTTCTAGGTGGGACTTGTGCTTCGTTAAGAATACCACCTTGAGTAAAGGTAGTAGGATATGGAACATATTTTGGAATTATTTTAGTTCTTCTAAGGTCTGTACCAACAACAGAACAACCTCTAGGTACAATAACACCACCTTCGACTGAGTTATATTTGTATAATACATTATTGGAAGATGTTAAATCAAGGTTAGAGTTAGCATCTATAGGTGGAATATTAGTATAAAGAACTTCACCAGGACGGTTGTCAATAATATATTCAGCAGGATATAGCATGATGCTAAAGGCATCAAATTCGTCGTTTGCTAATCCAACTCTATATGAAAATCTTGCTACCTCAAGAAATGCTCGTTGCAATGTCTTAAAAGGACGCAATGCTGAGTTACCCCTGTTATCAATAGCATCAGAAGCATCGAAATCGTCAGGGTTAACATAGATAATACGTCCTGTTCTGGACGTAATAATATTCTTTAGCCTAGTTAGTGACATTACCTATTCGCATTCCTATATGGTTATTTATCTCTGTGCTTTATGAAGTAGCACCAAATACTCTAGTTGTAAATGCAGTAGAAGCATCTTCAAATCCAACAAGACTGAAGACGTTATTTTGAGTTGCACTTTCGACTATGAGATTCTCACCAGGTCCAATAACGATAGATGTAATTCTATCAATTTCGTTGTTCCCATTGCTGACATCTTTAGCAATATACTCTGTTCCTGCTAAAGCAGTTTGAGCTACGGCAACACTACTTACTGTTGCAGTAGTACGAGTTCCTGTATTTGATTTAGGAACATCTCTAAATGTATCTGTTCCTGCAAAAGCAGCAGATCCAGTTCCTAAAATCACTTTAAGCGAAGTACTATTGTAACTACGAACATAACCATAAGGACCAGCAGTTTGAGCAGTCACAGTATAAGTTGTTCCACTATAAGTAAATCCATCAGTAGAGTTTACCCATGTTCCTTCTTTATCATAGATATACAATTCAGTATAAGTGTATGATGAAGAAGTATTCAACAGACGATTAGCTCCACCGTAACCTGAGTTAGCAGCAGTTCCAGTTGTTCCTTCATAAAAGTATAACTGACCTGGTAAACTTGTGTTAGCAGTAAAGTCATATGTGACATGAGCACCTGCTTGACCAGGAGTTCCACTTGCTGTTCTACCAGTAGTGTATTCTGTTCCATCATCAGAGTTACCAGCAGTACCATCAGGACCCCACTCACCATTAACAGTAGTAGATAGACTAAAATCTAAATTTGCCATTGATGCGTCAGAAACATCAAACTTATAAGTTCTGTCTCCAAACACAGTAATATCTTCACCACCACTACCTGCAACACCATCATTAATAAACATATTATAAGATGTTCCACCATTTGTTGATAAAACAAAATCATTAGATGCTGCTCCAACACCACCACTGGATACAGTTGCACTAGCACCACCAGTTGATGATACGCTATCACCTGCAGCAAATTCAGATCCAGATCCATTAATCGTAGAAGGACCAACATAAAGAACTACACTACCCTGTCCAATAAGAGCACCGTAAATTGTAGTTGTAGAAGTATTACCACCAGTTCCTTTTGTAAGTGTTTCAGCAACAGCAAAAGTTCCTGTTACAGATTCAACAGTTATCTGACGAATAGCAATAGATTTAACATCAATCTCAGTAGTTGGTGGAACATAAAATGATTCAAAATAAAAACTTTTCTCACCATCAGTTGATGTAAGTTTAGTACCTGCAAAAAGATCAGCAGATAAAGGTAATGGAGTATTTAATGTAACTCTATAATCTGTAATTAAGTCACCTGGATGCAATTTATACGTCGCTGCATCGAGTGTTAAATCTTGATCGTAATCTTTAATTGCAACATCATATGCTGCTCCAGTTCCATCATTTGCAATAGTTAACACTGCACTAGCTGATGAATTAATCGGTGCAGAATACAAAATGGTGTTTGTAGTTGCTGCTGGTTTCGATTGTCCTAGAAGTCCTTGGTCTGCCATTTTGAATAATTAGAATCCTGCGTAAAAGAATTGTTGTAGTCGGGTTTGTCCCGTTAAGTTATTTGCTCCAATACCTGCACCAAAAGTAACATCTTCAAGAGCAACGTTTTGAGTTGATAAGAGCGTAGCATCTGCATCTGGAAACTTAATGCTCCTGTCAGCAGTTATGTTACTAGTATCTATAGTAACTTTAGATTGTTGTCCACCACCTGCTGCTGGTTTTTGGAAACCTGAAGTGATTAGAAACTTATTCTCTAAAGTTTGAGTTGCCTTATCAAGAACAATAACGTTAGTATCACTAACAGTAGTATTTAGGTCATCAGTTGATGGGAATCCTAACTTTCTATTAGTTGCTGTATTAAGATTAGATAAGTCAAAATTTAATTTTTTAGTTACATCTGTATCATCAGCAAGAATCAAATTCTTAACTGTTTTATTTTCTAAAATCTGAGTTGCATCAGTTCCTACTAAAGTAATATTTGTATCAGGAACTGTGATATTTCTATTTGCTGTTAAGGCAGAAGAATCAAATGTTGCTTTAGAAGTTGAATCTGCAGTAGCAGCAAGTTTTGGATTAACTAAAGTTTTATTTAAAGTAGTTTGCTCTGCTTTAGTATCAAGTAATGTAGATACTGTTGCAGTTGGTTCAGCAGTTGTAGTTACTGTACCAGCATCAGGTAAGAAGTATGATCTACGTGCTCCTGAAGTAATAGACCAGTTAATCTGGAATATTGCTTCCTCAGTATTATCTGTAATAACAAAATTATCTTCATCAATAAGAATAGTCTTATTGGTTAATGTTTGTGTAGTATCAGAACCAACTATTGTTGTTCCACTACCAGAAGTAATTGCAGGAAATGTGAATATACGTGTAGCCGTTCCAGTTCCTACGTTACTTACTTCAAATCTCGCTTTCGGTCCTTGTGCATCTGTTAAAACAAAAGCAGAGTCATCAATTTCAAATTGCCCTGTTACTTTAACAGAACCCGAACCTTTTGGTGAGAATACTATATCAGCATTATCAGCAATATCATCAACAGCAGCGATATACAAAGATGTACTCGTTGCACTATTGACAATTCTAGACATATAAAATCCACCATCACCAAACGCAATACCTAATTGATCGTATGCTGATTGGTACAATCCACTGTCCCTATCAAGGTCAAAGGAGAGACCAGGGTTCGCTTTCGTTCCCTGTGCCACTCCTTTGAATAATTGATTTACTTTTGCTTTTCTATTAGGAATCAATGGGTCAGAAACTACCACTGGAAGAATTGCTTCTCCAGATAAATTAGCATCTGATATTGTCTCTAACTGAGATATCTTTTTAGTTCCCACGGAATAATCACACTATTGGCTACTTGTCTATTTATAACGAAATCAGTCTGATAAACGCACTTTCGATTGCTCTTGATTCAACAATAAGTTATACAAATCACTTGCTTTTTCTAAACAATCACTATGGTACTTAATCCAACCTTCAACTTCTGATAATAACTCCTCATATGCTTCTCCAGGAGAAACATTATTATCTCCAATATAATCACCTATAACTTCATACACACGCTCTCTTCTATCAGTACCTACAGGATCTATTGGTGGATTAGGTACTACTCTTAATTCAGTCATTTGATTGTGCCTCCTTAATGTCATTGTGTAATCGTTCGACAGCATGTAGTCTTTCTATTGCTGCCTTAGCTTCGGGAGTTTCCTCCCATTCCCAAGTCGATAGACGACCTTTTTTGTCAACTGTCTCAAATGTTTTTTTCATAGAGTTTCTTAATTAACGTTTTGGTGCGTTTTTTGAGTTGACGCAAACGAGCAGACGCTAACTTCGATTTGAAGTTGCGTCCTTGCTTTCTAGGAGTTTCATGGCGTTTAAGACGCATTGGTCTGCCTCGTTTACCAGAGTATTATAAGGTATTTATGCTGAGGTGTCAACTTGTGCTTCTTCGGGAGTATTTTCTATAAATCCCTTCCTGAAATCCTCTACTTGATCTAAAATCTCCTGATCTACAGGAGGACCAGATTGTAAAACTGGTGATAATAAAGCAACCGCACCATTTGGACTTTTAATTCTCCAAACGGTACGGTTTCTTTCTGTCATTGTCAGAAGAAAAGGCAGGTTTGAAACTGCCTCTTCTTCTGTTATATCCTGAATATCAGTCATATATGGTAAGTGTCTCTTCTTTTAGGTTTTCGCTGAGAATTGCAATAACCTCTGCGAATCCTTCTGTTCCCTCTGAGTCAAACTTGAAGTTCACATCTTGTGTGTAACCTTCTTCATCAAGCAAGGTAACCTGTCTTTTTGATAGGTTTACGAATACATGCTCAAGAACGTCAGATGGTGCTTGGGTAGAGTTAGACATGGTATGCCTCGTTGTTTACTTTCATAGTATAGCAGAGTCCTATGCGGTTGTCAAGCGAACCGCATCTGCCACTGTGACAGAAAATAGATTGTCCGTCACTGGCAGGTTATAGGAAGATCGGGTGGAAGTCAAGGAAATTCTATATCCCTTAACATCTGATGGATTAATTTGGGTATCCCATCCACCAGAAACCACTGTACGTATCCCAGTCATTTTCTTAGGTGTTGAATTTTCTTCAACATTTATCAGTTGTAATAAGTGTGGTGTCACCATTTCAATTGAATTATCAGCAGTAAATGATAATTCTACAGCACTCATAGTCTGTTGATAAGAAGAATTCTCAAATAAATGCCCTGTTATCTTAGTAGAAATAGATGCGACATTACACTCTGCACCTTGCAATTCAAACTTAGCACCAACAACATTCATGTCAAGATCCGATCCAAACTTAATAGTGTTCTTCTGTGGTGCAGTAGATCCAGCACCTTCAGCACTAAGGAAAAACCCACCACCAACTTCTATATGACAGTTACCAGTTACCTTTAAATGATAATCACCATCAATAGTCCTAACATAACCACCATTGACCAATTTACAATCATCACCATGAACTTCTTGAGTCAAAGCCCCTGCATATGAAATATGATCTGCTACTAACCCACCAATATCACCCTTGTTACCAGTTTTTTCATCTACATATTCCTTTACTGTTGCCTCAATTTCCTCAGAAGTAAGAGCTTCATACCTATCTGGTGGCAAATCTCTTCTTAATTGATCTCTTATCTGCTTCTCATAAAGATGAGCATCATTAAATGAGACTGATGTATGAGTTGTACCATTTGATTTCTTGTGAACTTCACCCTGACGACCAGGAGTTCCAAGGTATAGTTCATATGAACCATTCAAATAATTTTTACTACTGGTGAGATATGGATCTGCTTCGTCAAACATGGTACCATATACATCCTTTACTGTATTAGTAATACCATATAAAGGATACCATCCAACGGACGATGTTGTTCCTGAAGACCTATTACAGTTACTACTTGTAAATTTGGTCAGTAGTTTCATCAATCCAGTAAGATTAGTGTTTACTGTCTCAAAAAGGTTTGTATTTAGTTCGTATATACCACTACCTTTCTCCCATTCATCAATAATCTTAGTTGCTTCCCCAATACCACTAACAGTAGTTTTAACACTCTTAGTAATATCACCGATACCAGTTATAATACTGGCAGCATCCTTAACTATATCTGCAACAACAGTATCAACTGTTTTCTTAACTAAAGTGGGTTTATCTTCAACACCTGCTAAGAAAGTATCAAGATAAGTATTGATCGTTGCAAGTGGTGTTGCTTTATACATGGCAATATTAGCATCTAAAGCACATAATGACGTTAATATCTTAGTTACTTCTGCCTGAATAATATTATAAGAAGTAAATGGTAACCCAGTAGAACTCTGAAGAATATTCTCTACTTTAAGGTTAGTTGCTAAATTAGCAACTGATTGACGCATAGCAGATATTACTTGTGTAAAAATAACATTTAAGTAATCATCAATCTTCTTAGTTAAATCTTCTTTCTTAACATATGAACCAATAACAATATCTAAGTAAGTATCTTTGTCTATCTTAACAAGATTTGCTGAAGTATTGGCAAGATCCTCTATTAGATAAGACATCTTATATTCTAATGTCTTCCAAGGACCACCGACACCATGAGCAGCAGGAATAAGTTTAGTGGGAGTTGAAGGTTTAATAGGATTAGTTGTTCCACCTAGTACACCTTTCTCTGATCCAATATTCTTAGGGGATCCACTACCACCAATATTAGTAAGTTTACAACCAGGAATTGCAACAGTATTATTACTAGACTGTCTTAAAGGTGCAGTTGGATTAACAACATTTCTCTCTGCTGGATGAACAGCAGAAGAATTAACAGAAGTTCCAGGAACTAAATCCTGATCTGTAAATGCAAAAGAAGACTGTGTTTTAGTAAGATCTGACTTATTAACACGCATGACACCCAATACCATAGGCATCTGTGCCATCTCACCATCTAAGAAAAATCCTAAAACTATTGCTCCAGGTTGTAACTGTCCTGTAGATTCTCCTTGTCCATTATTACCTGCTTGGGATGTATGTTGTAATACTGTTGCCCAAGGTAATCCATCAGTAGGAAGATCTGCAACAGTACCACCATCAAAGCTTGTGTAGTATCCAAGAACACGAACTTTTACACGACCCAATTCCATTGGGTCTTCATTATCCTCTACTTCACCAACCCACCAGAAAAAACCATCCTTACCGACAAAGGACGTACCATTCTCGTTAATTATACCATCAACCAGTTCCATCTAATTCAGGCTTTTTTATTATTTATCCCTGCATAGGACTGCCTGTTCTCCACCTTTCTTGAACGTATATTCCAGTTGTTTGTTTTATTAGAGCTTTATGCTTATTAATTAAGATTTTTTTAGCTGCAGTCATTTCACTAGAATAAAAGATCAATGGTTGTTCTTCTATACCTGTATCTCCACTCATGACATTTTCCTCGAATAGATACTATCCGAACGAACTAATAATTCGGTAAAGTATTCCATTTTTCTTGGATGTACTGAAGAAGGATTTTCTGCTATTGCTTGTTTGATAGCAATCATTTCTACCCATTCCTCATCAGTGAGTTTCTCCACAACTCTCTCAGGATGTCTGTAAGTCATTGATTCGATTTGATGCTTCAAACTATTTTATAATAGAATGTCAGGAAAAGCAAGTATTTCTAGCTACTTTTACCAATATCTAAAGGTTGTCCTTATATTTCCTTAGCCTAGCCTAACAAAACGGTACAAATAAGGAGACCCCCATACAACGTTGTTGTTGGAGTCAAATCCTTGATCTTTGCAATGAAGTTTGTCACCATATAGATGAATTTCTGAAACGATACGGTTTCCTCTATCCCCTCGGCATCTCTCACTATCCAATTTTCCATGCCAAGAACCATCCTCAAAGAGGAATAACATATCACATTCTTCATTCCTTGTCAAGTCTAAACGATAGTTCTCCATGATTACCTTATCTTCAAAGACCTTTATCTTATGTCTTTTCTGTCTATAAGGTTTTTCAGGACCATCTACACGATAAAAATTTTTTGATTTGTACCAATCCTCCTCCTTTTCCCATATAATCTCAGTCTGGGCAAAGGAGTGGGGATTGGATTGTGCTTGTTGTCTATTCGACCAATGACCTAACAAATAGTCATCAATCGTCATATACTAAACATTCTGGCTCATCAGGATGCATCTCACAAAATAGTTCAAGTGCATTAGGATCGTGATGATCTCCTGCTTCTATCTCATCATGATGATGCTGTTCATATACCTCAAGTTCATGCAGCTCTTCTTTATAATGACGACGAGCAGCTGGATTTGTTTGAGGATCCTCAATAATCGCTAT